GAAAGACGCAATTACAACTTGTTTACGACCGAGTTTGTGAACCTGGCCACAAGATCGATGAGCGCGTTAAATTATTCATCAAGGATGAGCCCTACGGGGAACTCAAACATGCCCGAGGAATCTATGCCCGAGCAGACGAGTTTAAAGTCATTTTTGGTCCGTGGGTTAAAGCGCTTGAAAATGAGTTGTATAAGTTTGGCGCATTTATCAAACATGTCCCGGTCGCGGATCGCGCTGACTATATTTACAATAGGTTGTATCGCGATGGCTGCGTATATTTGGCCACTGACTATACTAGCTTTGAGTCAAATTTTGATCGGGCTTTTAATAAAATATGTGATGGGGCTCTGTTTCGCCGCTGTTTTGGGAACACTCGTCACCCGATTGAACTCGATTATATCTTAAGAGTCGTATCGGGAGATAACCGAATTGAAAGTAAGTATCTTAGCGCCGAGATTCAGGCTAAACGCATGTCCGGCGAGATGAATACTTCACTCTCAAATGGTTTTGCTAATTATATGATGTTCCTGTTTGTTACTCGGAATTCCGAATTTTCCGATTGTGTCATCGAAGGAGATGACTGTTTGGGAGTTGTCAAAGGACGATTACCAACAAAGGAAGATTATGAGAAAATGGGATTTCGAATCAAATTAGAGAAACACGACGACTTAAGTACAGCCTCTTTTTGTGGATTGTTATTTGACCCATTTGATAGGCAATTAATTAAGGAACCAACTAAAGTGCTTTTGAATCTAGGTTGGGTGAGTGCGTTATATCGTGATAGTAAAAGTAGAACGCTACGACAACTTGCAAAAAGCAAAGTTATGTCATTATTATGTGAGGTTCCCCATTGTCCTATATTGGGACCACTTGCCTTTAAAATTTTTCATTTGTTAAAAATATACAAAATGCGGATAGATGTCACCGACCGCTATCATATGTCTAGATTAGACAAATTTAGATGTGTCGCTCCGCGACCTACAATGCGCACACGAACGTTATTTCAAAAATTATTTGGTGTGACCATAGAATTGCAATTGTTGATTGAGCGTCGGATCGCTAAATTAAAAACTTTTAAACCCCTGGATATTGAGGAAATGTATCCGTTGTTTTCAGACACCACGTATTGGTACGATTATGTTTACGTCCGACAGATGGGTCTGCACAAATTAACTCAACTGGGGGTTAATATAAAAATGACAAAAGCTAACATGAACAAACAGCGAAATAGGAT